CCTAAGGCTTGCACCGATGGAAGGAGGGTGATATTAATCATAATCCCTCCAATACAGATAGTCACCGACCATAGATACAGGAGGTATGTAGCATATGGCAAAGACCAAAGCTGTACTTAAAGCTCTGGCGACCAATCGAGCTACATACAGGTTTCTTGCTGCTGTTCTACTTGCTGCTGGCGTTACTGCTGGAAGTAAGTGGGTCGGGTGGGTCGAGACTCTCGTATGTTCTCTGGTGTCTCAGTGTAATTAACGCAATCATGGTAACGATTCATGAGCGGAAGACCTAAGGTCAGTACGTGGATAAAGACTCACTCTACTGACCTTAGCTACTGTAGTCAAGGACTTTAGGTAACACCTTAATAGAAGCTCACCTAGGGTCATCCTACTTATTGGTCTATCCTAGTGTCGCCTGACCTACGGTCCTTGACCTACAGTAGCTGCCACCTACGGTCACTCGATGAGTTTTGGACCAAAAGTTTGAGACCACATCTCACAGTTCAAGAACCTCAAGTCTCCCCATAGGCCCTCTTTAAGTCCAGACCAAAGGCCCTACCCCAGTCTATCATAAGGCTGGACCGATGGTCAAGACGTTAGGTCAACGATAGGTCTAGGCTATGGCTGGAGGTCAGGACGATAGGTAGGGACTATGGGTCTGTCTCTGAGTCTCTATCTGTATAACCATAGGTCCTACAACCTAGTCCTACAACCTACAGTCCTACAACCTACAGTCCTACAACCTACAGTCCTACAACCTACAGTCCTACAACCTACAGTCTAACTAACCTACAGTATCAACCATAAGACACCAACACCTACGGTCATAGACCCACAGTTAATAGACACAAAGCTATAGACTTAAGGTCTTAAACATGTTAGTCAAAGACTATATCCTATTACACCATGGGGCCGACGATAGCTTAATCAATATTATTTAAGATTACCTATTGACTACAGGTCCAGACTATGGCTTAATAGCTTCCGTCAACACGACACGGCAACAACCGGATAGTGAAGACGCCTGGTCATCCCGGTTAAGTAGACAGCCTGATAAGTCATACGAACAACAGGCAGATGACAGAAAGTAGTTGACAAGATGTACCGACTTAAAGTAGTATGTACCACATCAACACGAAACAACGGTGACGACCAACACTGAAACGGTCTACCTGAAGTCCTCTGACTGAAGGGAATGCTCTTTAACAATCTGGATAAACTCTTAATGTGCGCCGATAGCGACTAACTACAGGGTCTTTGAGTCTACATCTGAAGGCCCTGACTGATAGTCACTAACTAAAGGATAAACAAGATGAAACTGATAGGCAAAGGCGCGTTCACTAAGTGCTACCTGAAGGATTGCGGAAAGCGTGTACTTCTGGTCTCTTCAGACCCAATCAAGGAGTGTATGGCGTGGGGATGGTTCCCTGAGTCTTCACTGTTCCCTGAAGTCAAGATGATTGAGGTGGGCACGTATGAGATGGACTACATGCCACCAACACGAGGTCTCAAGGCGCATTTAGATGACGACCAGTGGCAACTCTATCAGGTGCTGCGAGATTGCTTCTCACGGTCTCCGGTATTCTCTCGACCTGCTGACCTGTATCACAAGTGGTACGAGATATTCCAAGCTGCACACGACAGGTCTGAGACCGAGACTGTGCGGGAAGGTCTGATGGATGTACTGATGGCGCTGGACGCTTGCGCTAACTTCGGGTCTGACATTCAGTTTGAGATAAGCCCACGAAATGTACGGGCTGTGAATGGTAAGCTGATACTAGTGGATTGTTTCTTCCTTGTGTCCAAGCTGCCAGAGGTGAGGGCGTTAAGATGGTAACTTATGGTCTCTGCCAGCACCACGTCACCAACGCCCGGCTTATGGTCGAGACCGGGCAGTTAGACCACGAGATGACGACCAGTGGCAACTCTATCAGGTGCTGCGAGATTGCTTCTCACGGTCTCCGGTATTCTCTCGACCTGCTGACCTGTATCACAAGTGGTACGAGATATTCCAAGCTGCACACGACAGGTCTGAGACCGAGACTGTGCGGGAAGGTCTGATGGATGTACTGATGGCGCTGGACGCTTGCGCTAACTTCGGGTCTGACATTCAGTTTGAGATAAGCCCACGAAATGTACGGGCTGTGAATGGTAAGCTGATACTAGTGGATTGTTTCTTCCTTGTGTCCAAGCTGCCAGAGGTGAGGGCGTTAAGATGGTAACTTATGGTCTCTGCCAGCACCACGTCACCAACGCCCGGCTTATGGTCGAGACCGGGCAGTTAGACCACGATTGGGCTATGCGTCTCTTGAAAGTGGTCTACAGGAGACGCAAGCGCATACACGATAGTTTACACACTGAGTGATAGACGAGAGGTCATCGACTGATAGGTGGCCTCAAAGATTATCACTTAAATTGATAGGAGTTAACTATGAAATTTACAGGAATAGCACTTTACGTAACGATTATTATGGCGTGGCTGACTGCGGTATTCACTGATGGGAACGCATTACGACTAGGCTGGATGGCAGTGGATATTATCTTCTCTCCGGTAGGGGTCGTGCGGGGCATCTTGATGTGGTTTGGATTGGCGGGATAAACTATGAGTGTGGGATATTTGGTATGCCTGTCTCCGGTCATCTTTCTGATAGCTTGGGGGATATACGATTGTATTAAACGGAAATCACGATTCATGTGCAACCTCGCGAACGTCTGGGATATAGCAACTATTGGGAGCAAACTGTAATGAATAAGTCATACGGGATTAATCTGGTACACTCTATGGATGCAGAAATGAACATGTTGAGCCTACTGGCTACAGGCTACCGTCACGGGACCTCAAGTCACACCATTCGTCAACAGCAGGAGCGCGACCGTGTACTTCAGGCACGACTCCGGGCAGAGGGCCATAAGTCCGAACTGATGTGTCTGGCGTATGGCGGACGACCGATCACTGACGATGGTAAACTTCTGGTATCAGGCTGGAAGGCGATAGACCAACGGTCAACCATCAAGCACACGACCAAAGGTGACTTCAGTCATCTTCACGCTAACCCACTGATATGCAAGTAATTATGACTTAACTATCACTATAGGACTCAAGGTCTAAGACTCCAAGTGAAAGACCAAAGAGACTCTAAGTGAAAGACTAATAACAAGGACTTTAAGTATGAGCGTCATCTCTATTGACAAACACGACTTCTCTGATGTGTCGAACGCCATTGAGCCGTTTAACCTGCTGGCTGACCACTACGGGCAAGACCTTGCAGTCAAACAGCTTCAGCTTGAGCATGAGGCATATACAGAAGGCGAGCGACGTTTCATCAAGAACCTTGAGCGACAGACTGAGCGCGGGGAACTGGCAGACAATCAGGTCGCCAAGCCTTTGATGCAGACTCTGGTCCCTAAGATTGCGCAAGCCGTCAGGGAGTGGCACGAAGGCCTAGACGGGAAGCTGTCAACCTCGCGTCCTAGCGTAGCGTTCACCATGTTGAGCACTGAAGAGAAGGCCGTAAAGGACCGCTCTATGCGCATCTCCTGTGAGTCCGCTGCGGTTATCATACTGAAGGTCATACTCTCCAAGCTGGTCAAGCCTGAAGGGATACCGATTACACCGATGTCCTCCGCGATAGGTCGCACACTTGAGGACGAAATCCGCTTCGGTCGCATCCGTGACAAAGAGAAGGAGCACTTCAAGAAGACGATAGCTGAGAACCTGAACAAGCGAGTTGGGGCATCCTACAAGAAAGCCTACATGCAAGCGGTCGAGGCGTCCATGCTGGAGCAAGGCCAACTGGAAGATGCATGGGGGACTTGGAGTCCTACAGAGGCTGTCCACGTTGGCATCAAGATGCTCGAGATTGTCATCCAGTCAACACAACTGGTCGAGCTTAAGCGGTACGGTGCTGGTAATGCAGCGGCTGACGTAGAGATGGTCCACCTGTCAGACTTCTGGGTCAAGAAGATGGCACAACGAGGATTCAGCCTTGCGGGTATCGCCCCAGTCTACCAGCCTTGCGTCGTTCCACCTAAGCCGTGGACTGGTGTCGTAGGTGGTGGGTACTGGGCCAAAGGTCGCAGACCGTTACCATTGATTCGCTTAGGGTCTAAGTCTGCGGTAGCACGTTATGAAGACGTATACATGCCTGAAGTCTATGACGCTGTGAACATCATTCAGAATACACCTTGGAAAGTTAACAAGAAGGTTCTGGACGTGGTGAACATGGTCGAGAAGTTGAACAACACGCCTATTGATGACATCCCTCAGATGGAACCGCTGAAGCCTGAGGACTATGCTGGTGAGACCGAGGAGGAACTCAAGGCATGGAAGAAGGCTGCTGCTGGTATCTATCGCCGCGAGAAGGCCAGACAGTCACGCAGATTATCACTGAGCTTTATCGTTAACCAAGCAAACAAGTTCTCTCAGTTCAAGACCATCTGGTTCCCGTACAACATGGATTGGCGTGGTCGTGTCTACGCTGTCCCGATGTTCAACCCTCAGGGTAACGACATGCAGAAGGGTCTCCTGACGCTGGCAGTCGGCAAGCCTATTGGTGCTGACGGTTTCAAATGGCTGAAGGTCCACGGTGCAAACTGTGCGGGTGTCGATAAAGTCACCTTCGATGAGCGCATCAAGTGGGTGGAAGACAACCACGAAAACATCATGGCTGCTGCTAAGGCACCGATGGATAGTATTGAGTGGTGGGGCAAGTTAGACTCTCCGTTCTGTTTCCTCGCGTTCTGCTTCGAGTATGCTGGCGTAATGCACCACGGCCTGTCTTACTCCTGCTCGCTGCCGATAGCGTTCGATGGGTCCTGCTCTGGTATTCAGCACTTCAGTGCGATGCTTCGTGACCACATCGGTGGACATTCAGTAAACCTGACGCCATCCGGTAAGGTACAAGACATCTACCGCATTGTGTCTGACCGCATTGAGGAGGAGCTTAAAGTCCTGCTGATTAACGGTACTGACAACGAGATGGTCACTCACGAGGATAAGAAAACTGGTGAGATTACCGAACGTATCAAGCTGGGGACACGAGAGCTGGCCCGTCAGTGGCTGACATACGGTATGTCACGCAAGGTCACTAAGCGTTCAGTCATGACTCTGGCATACGGGTCAAAAGAGTACGGCTTCGCAGACCAAGTTTACGAGGACATCGTGATGCCAGCGATTGACTCAGGGTCTGGCGCTATGTTCACTGAACCAAGCCAAGCGTCTCGCTTCATGGCAAAGATGATTTGGGAAGCTGTGAGTGTGACAGTAGTTGCTGCGGTTGACGCGATGAAGTGGCTTCAAGGTGCTGCCAAGCTGCTGGCTGCTGAGGTGAAGGACAAGAAGACTGGAGAAATCCTGAAGCCTTGCCTTCCGGTACACTGGGTCACACCTGATGGGTTCCCGGTCTGGCAGGAGTACCGCAAGAAGGATACCACTCGTCTGAACCTGATGTTCTTAGGGTCATTCAATCTTCAGCCTACCGTCAACAGAGGTACGAAGAAAGAGCTGGACAAGCACAAGCAGGAGTCAGGCATTAGCCCTAACTTCGTCCACTCACAAGATGGTAGCCACCTGCGGAAGACTGTAGTCCACACTCACCGCAAGTATGGCGTGATGTCATTCGCAGTGATTCACGATAGCTTCGGGACCATCCCTGCTGACGCTGAGTATCTGTTCCGTGGTGTCCGTGAGACGATGGTCGAGACATACCGCGATAACGATGTGCTGCTTGACTTCTACGAGCAGTTTGAATACCAGCTTCATGAAAGCCAGCGCGACAAGTTGCCTGAGCTTCCGAAGAAAGGTAAACTGAATATCGAAGACATCTTGTCTTCAGACTTTGCATTCGCTTAACAGGGGAGAGAGAGTTATGAAATTTGCACACAAGCAGGCTGGAGTTAAGGGCGGGACTCAAATCGTGACCGTAACAGAACACAACGGCAATGGTCTGGTGAAGACCACGGTCATTCCTACCGAGATGTCAAAGCAGCTTAACGTCCCATTCAAGACCCTCGTCTATCTTGTGGAATCCAGCCACGAGAAATACCTGAAAGACGCAGTATCCAAGCTGGTGAAGACCAAATGACATACCTACAGTTACTGGCCTTGTGGCTGGGAGCACTCGCAGTATTCACTTTAATCCAACGCAGAAGAGGTTAACCTAAACTATCACTATAGGATTAGACTCAAGGTCATGACTCAAAGTCGTGGCCTTCATGATTAACCTAACTCATTCAATCAGGAGCTACACCATGTATCAGAACACTATCAACTTCGAGCGCATCCGTGAACGTCAGCAGACTGAAGACTACATTCCGAAGGGCCGCAAGCTGAACAAGACCAAGCGTGGCGGTGGTGTCAAGGGTGCTTTCCGTAACGCTGAAGGCAAAGACTCTCTGGTCAACCGAGAGAAGTATTTCATAGGAGCGTAAGCCATGAGTGAACGTTGGTTATTCGACGCATCCACGAGCCAGTGGTCAGCGGTAGGCCGGACTCACCGCGCGATGAGTGAGGCAGGACTTGATGTCCTAATGGATTACTCGCCGTGCCCCGGAAAAACTCTGGTCAGAGTAATTGAAGCAGATGGTGGGAGGCTTCTGGTCTCCAGAGAATTTACCGAAGATGAAATCTTTAGCTGTGAGCAATGGTGCTTACAACAATTGAACGATTATAGGAGCTGGAAATAATGACTACGACTATTAAAACTAACCCGCACCGCGCTGTAGATTACTCTGAGTCAGGAGTTACGAAAGCACTGGCAGCAGCCGGGTCGCTGGAAGCTGAAGTGAAGTATGATGGTGTGCGGCTGAACCTCCCGGTCTTCCCTACTGGTGAGACTCAATGGTTGAGCCGTGAGTCTAAACCTCTCCCAGCCCTTGAGTGGCTGTCAGTCCTTACCAACATCGACAACATCGTCGGGGACCAGCAAAAAGCTAGCGACTGGCGGTGGTTCCTGAAGCAGGCTGGCTACGAAGGCACTGGTCTGATGATTGACGGTGAGGTCATGGTAAAAGGAATGGACTTCAATACGTCTTCAGGTCTCATCCGAACGAAGTGGGTAAAGCAAAAGAACTTTGAGTTTTCAACTGGTGAGCACTGGGGTAAGGACTGGACGAAAGAGAAGCTACCATTCTGTCTGGACCAGAGGTTCATCAAGGTGGTCGTCTACGGTGTAGTGGACCTTAACGTCATCCTTGACCCGAAAGCCGAAGGTCCTATCCATAGCGTCACACGCCTGAAGGCCGAAGCTATCGTCCCTCTCCTCCAGAAATACTCCCCTGAAATCGACTGGGTTCTGTCTGAGTCACACACGGTCTATGACCTTGAGTCGCTCAGCTCCCTGTACGAAGAGAAGCGGCTGGAAGGACATGAGGGTCTGGTAGTCAAGGACCCACTGGGTAAATACAAGCGTGGCAAGAAGTCAGGCATGTGGAAGATGAAGCCAAGCGAAGAGGCAGACGGTCACGTTGTGCGCCCTGTGTGGGGTACGGATGGGTTAGCCAACGAAGGCATGGTCATCGGATTTGACGTTATGCTTGAGAACGGGATGGAGGTCTCCGCAACTAACATTAGTCGCGCCCTTATGTCCGAGTTCACGGAGAATGTTAAGTCAGACCCTGACTACTACAAGGGGTGGGCTTGCCAGATTACCTACATGGAGGAGACACCAGATGGCTCATTGCGACACCCCTCGTTCGACCAGTGGCGTGGAACTGAGGATAACCCGACCATTAAGAGCTAACTAAATGTCAACCCAGTGGTCTTAGGACTGCTGGGTTTCTTTGCTTGTGCTAGCAAGCTATCGTCTGGGCCACAAGCCTGACCCTAAGCTATCACTATAGGACAACCATAACTCGACCTAAGGAGGCCGACATGTTTAAGAACTTAATGTTCAATCGTTATACCAGTACATTCCACCTGTCTCACAACCCATTAGCTTGCATTAAGCGCAACGAGAAGCTGGGCTACTTCGGGAAGGCCGTTAAGCTGTCACCTACAGTCTTCGCTCTGATTACTCCGGGCAAAGCTGAAGAGGCTCGCCAGAAGCGTGCGACCCACGTACCTGTGGTCTACACTAAGTGGCCTCGAGTTCGTCTGTTCGTTGAGTTCGTGAAGGAGGTGTTCTGATGGGATGTATAGCTTGCTTAGAGAAACCAGAGGTAACTCCTACAGATGACCAACCTTCCACTGAGTCAATCGACGCTGTCCGCAAGCCGTCCCACTATCAGGTATTTGACGGAGTGGAGTCCATTGAGATTATCGCTCGGTCCATGACTGTCAGCGAGTTCCGTGGGTTCTGCATGGGTAACGTCCTGAAGTATCGACTCCGAGCTGGTAAGAAGTCCGAGCTGGCTACTATGGAGAAGGACCTGAACAAAGCGGACTTCTATCAGGAGCTGTTCGACCTGAGCTGGGCTACTTCGGGAAGGCCGTTAAGCTGTCACCTACAGTCTTCGCTCTGATTACTCCGGGCAAAGCTGAAGAGGCTCGCCAGAAGCGTGCGACCCACGTACCTGTGGTCTACACTAAGTGGCCTCGAGTTCGTCTGTTCGTTGAGTTCGTGAAGGAGGTGTTCTGATGGGATGTATAGCTTGCTTAGAGAAACCAGAGGTAACTCCTACAGATGACCAACCTTCCACTGAGTCAATCGACGCTGTCCGCAAGCCGTCCCACTATCAGGTATTTGACGGAGTGGAGTCCATTGAGATTATCGCTCGGTCCATGACTGTCAGCGAGTTCCGTGGGTTCTGCATGGGTAACGTCCTGAAGTATCGACTCCGAGCTGGTAAGAAGTCCGAGCTGGCTACTATGGAGAAGGACCTGAACAAAGCGGACTTCTATCAGGAGCTGTTCGACCTGCACAAAGGTAAGTGTTATGACGTATGAAGAACTTAAAGCTGTAATGGTGAACCGATATGCTTAAACCGAGTGAGTGGTGCCGGGAGATGTACGAGAAGACTCTCAACCCGGACTACATTACGTTATACAACCAATGGAAGGAGCGTGGTCTATGACTGACGTAGAGAAGAAATACATCGTTGAGCTTGAGGGTCGCGTTCAGTCCTTCGAGGTTCCGGTGTACGCAAAGTCTCTTGAAGAGGCTACACTGAAGTCCCAAGAGTATGAGGACGCTGGGTTTGTGGTCGGACGGATTCGTCCTGAGACCTAAACTATCACTGTAGGACAGACGTCCAGTTCGTAACTTTAAAATAGGAGATTTACACCGATGGCTAAAGAGCAACTGAAGACTTTCACCACTCCGGTAGCTGGTATCGTTGAGCCTTACGCATGGCTGAACAAAGCAGACACCAAGTTTAACGAGCGTGGTGAGCATAAGGTTAACCTGACATTCGACCTGAGCAACCCGAAGGTCCGTAAGATGATTGATGTCTTACAGAAGATTCACGACGATGCGTATGCGAAAGCACTTGCAGACCACGAGAAGAACCCACCTCAGGTTCAGCGTGGCAAGAAGCCTATTGAACCACGAGAAGGCGACATGCCGTGGATTGAGAATGGTGACGGTACTGTTACCATGAAGTTTAAATGCTTCGCGTCTTACCTGAAGGATGGTAAGTCTGAGCCTATCATATTACGGTTCTACGACACCGATGCTAAGTTAATCCGTGACGTCCCGAATATTGGCGCTGGCTCAAAGCTGAAGGTCAAGTTTAAAGTCCTGCCGTTTAAGTGGAACGCTGCGACTGGTGCAAGCGTTAAGCTACAGCTTGAGTCCTGCCTTCTGGTAGAACTGAAGGAGTGGAAAGGCGATGGTGCTGGTGGCGATGGTGGTTGGGGTGATGATGAAGACCTCGGTACTGGCTACAAAGCGTCAACCGATGGTGACTTCGGGTCTGATGACTTCGGTGACGATGGTTCCGAAGGTGGTGACGACTCCAACTCTGGTGGCGATTACGACTTCTAATGAAACTTAAAGAGAAACTAGAGGCTTACTCTGAGGTTTCTCCTGGTGGATGTAGTATGAGTAGAGGACATCAAGTAGGTGCTTATCGCTCTGGACTCGAAGCAAAGAACCAAGAGTGGCTTGAGAAGAATGGCGTAAAAGCTGAATACGAAGCATATAAAATAGGCTACGTAGTACCATCCAGCGACCACTTCTACACACCAGATTTTATCCTTCCTAACGGTATCATCGTGGAGACCAAAGGTCTCTTCGATAGTGATGACCGTAAGAAGCACCTTCTGGTACGAGAACAGCACCCTGAGTTAGACATTCGGTTCGTGTTCTCAAGTTCACGCTCCAAGTTATACAAGGGGTCTCCGACCACGTATGGCGCATGGTGCGAAAAGAACGGCTTTAAGTTTGCCGACAAGTTTATCCCGGTTGAGTGGCTGAGAGAGGTGACTGTACGTCTACCTTCAGGTATTCTCATCCCCAAGAAGAAAGGAGTTAAGGATATTCGCACCTAAAGCGAGACCCTTAAGTTTATGGCTGAAAAATACTCAGTAAGTGAGACAACCATAAGTCGAATCAGGAACAACAAGAGGTGGAAATAATAATGGGAAGTAAAGTACAATTCATGCCACGCAAGTCAACTGACGCTATCTTCGTTCACTGTTCGGCTACCAAGCCAGAGATGGACATCGGGGTAGAGACCATCCGTATGGTGTTCTCAAGTTCACGCTCCAAGTTATACAAGGGGTCTCCGACCACGTATGGCGCATGGTGCGAAAAGAACGGCTTTAAGTTTGCCGACAAGTTTATCCCGGTTGAGTGGCTGAGAGAGGTGACTGTACGTCTACCTTCAGGTATTCTCATCCCCAAGAAGAAAGGAGTTAAGGATATTCGCACCTAAAGCGAGACCCTTAAGTTTATGGCTGAAAAATACTCAGTAAGTGAGACAACCATAAGTCGAATCAGGAACAACAAGAGGTGGAAATAATAATGGGAAGTAAAGTACAATTCATGCCACGCAAGTCAACTGACGCTATCTTCGTTCACTGTTCGGCTACCAAGCCAGAGATGGACATCGGGGTAGAGACCATCCGTATGTGGCACAAGCAACAAGGCTGGCTGGACGTAGGCTACCACTTTATCATCAAGCGAGATGGCACTGTGGAAGAGGGTCGCCCGGTCAATGTCGTAGGGTCACACGTTAAGGACTGGAACTCAAAGTCCGTAGGCGTCTGCCTTGTAGGTGGAATTGACGCTAAGGGCAAGTTTGAAGCTAACTTCACTCCGGCCCAGATGAACTCCCTGCGCAACAAGCTGGCTGACCTGAAGGCCCTGTATCCTCAGGCAGAAATAAAAGCACACCATGATGTAGCACCTAAGGCGTGTCCAAGTTTCGACTTGCAACGCTGGCTGTCTACCGATGAACTGGTCACTTCCGACCGTGGTTAATAAACTCTAAAGGAGAACAACTCAATGATTAAACTTATTGAATTTCTTGGTCGTCTGGTGGTGCGTGGTTATCGTCGTGCTGCGGTTATGGAACGAAAGGTAGAAAAGAAGACTGCTGACAGTGCGGCTGATGCTGCTGCTCTGGCTGACAAGCTGACCATCGCGTCACTGGAAGCTGGAATGAAGGCACGTCAAGCTGACACCAAAGCTGACCAGTTGGCTTAGTTCTTCAAAGACTAAACTATCACCTTAGGGATGGGACCATGAGTCCTTTCCCTTTGTTCGCATTTGTGATTAAGGAGTGACCAATGTCATACGATGACCAAGACGACGAGAGTGTCTTTCTGTATCACACCCAGTGTCCAGACTGTGGGTCCTCGGATGCCAATGGTGTTTACTCAGATGGACACATGTACTGCTTCGCCTGTGACCCTTCAGTCGCATGGAAGAAAGGAGACATGGAGTTGACCGAGGGATACACACCCTCAGGAGGTAGAAAGCAAGTGAGCAATCTGTTAACGTTCGGTGAGAACGCTGGACGATATGTACCACTACCAGCCCGTAGTCTAAGCATGGAGATATGCAAGAAGTACAGCTACTGGGTGGGTAACATGGGTGGCAAGATGGTTCAGGTCGCTGATTATTACGACAGGTCCGGGACCAAGGTAGGGCAGAAAGTCCGAGACGCTGAGAAGAACTTCACGGCTATAGGTAGCGTCAAGTCTGACATGCTGTTCGGCTCTCAGCTCTGGAACGGTGGTAAGAAGATAGTCATCACCGAGGGCGAGATAGACGCTCTGTCTGTGGCTCAGGTGCAGGACGGTAAGTATCCTGTGGTCTCGCTTCCGTTAGGCGCTAAGTCTGCGAAGAAAGCTATGGCTGCGAACCTTGAGTATCTCGACCAGTTCGAAGAGATAATCTTGATGTTCGACATGGATGAACCGGGTCGTCAGGCCATTGAGGATGCAGCACCAGTCTTACCAGCAGGTCGGGTTAAGGTTGCGTTCATCAACGGGTACAAAGACGCCAACGCTGCACTTCAGGCCAAGGACTTCAAGGCCATCACCGATGCTATCTGGAACGCTAAACCTTTCGTCCCGGCTGGTGTGGTATCAGCGGCAAGTCTGAAGGACCGCACACGAGAGGCAATGCTTAAGGCAGAGACTGAAGGTCTCATGTTCTCGTCATGCACAACACTCAACGCGATGACCCTCGGTGCGCGAGCTGGTGAGCTTATCATGGTGACTTCAGGGTCCGGCATGGGTAAGTCTACATTCGTTCGTCAACTCCTATTAGAGTGGGGCAGAGGCGGTAAGCGTGTTGGCATGGCTATGCTTGAAGAGGCTGTAGAGGAAACAGTTCAGGACCTTATGGGTCTGGACAATAACGTCCGTCTACGCCAGAGCAAGGAACTGAAGCAAGCCATCTTAGAGGATGGTCGGTTTGACGAATGGTACGACAAGCTGTTCGGAGACGATAAGTTCCACCTGTACGATTCATTCGCAGAGTCAGAGGAAGACACCTTGTTCGCTAAGTTAGCCTACATGGTGGATGGTCTTGACTGTGACGTCATACTGCTGGACCACATCTCAATCGTTGTGTCTGGCATGGAAGATAACTCAGATGAACGTAAGACCATTGACCGTATCATGACTCGTCTCAAGAAGTTTGCGAAGACGAAGGGTGTGGTTGTCGTGGTAATATGTCACCTGAAGAACCCAGAGAAAGGTAAATCGCATGAAGAAGGACGACCTGTTTCAATCACTGACCTACGTGGTTCTGGCGCTCTCCGTCAACTATCTGATACTATCATCGCACTTGAGCGTAACCAGCAAGGTGATACTCCTAACATTGTTCAGCTTCGTCTACTCAAGTGTCGCTTTACTGGTGACACGGGAGTGGCAGGACACCTCGAATACAACAAGACGACCGGGTGGCTTGAACCGATTAGCTTCACTGGTAGCAGCGGAGAAGAGGATAGCGGCTCGTGGGAAGATACCGACTTCTAAGGAGGAGTACATTGCTAAGAAAACTTAAAGCTCGCTACCATCGGTTCATGTACAAATGGTGGAGTGATGAAGCAACCTGCCTGTCCAACATTCTGGGAGACCAGAGGTTCGACTCTAAGGCATGGAAGAAAGCTAACCGGAAGTTTATGTATCACTTCTTGCGTACAGACTTCTAGGTCTAGACTCAAGGTCATTCACATCGAGTGGCCTTTATGATTAGACTAAACGGAGGATTAACCATGTTTGACCTTAAGAGTATCTGGGGTTCTGACATAGAGACCAACGGTCTCCTTGATACAGTCTCCCAGTTTCACTGTGGGGTCCTGATTAACGCCGAGTCGAATGAGACCCTTAAGTATGGGGTAGCTCCGATGGTCGGTATCGTCGGTGGCTTCAAAGAGTATGTACAGAAGGTGGAAGAGATTGCCGCATCACCTGATGGTATGCTGGTATTCCACAACGGTATCAACTATGACGTACCTGCTATTGACAAGCTGAAACGTCTGTACTTTGGGAAACGTTTCAACTTCCCGAAACACAAGATGATTGATACCTTGGTGCTGGGCCGCTTGATGTATCCCAACATTAAGTTCTCAGACATGGGAGCAGTGAAAGCTGGTCGTCTGCCACCTAAGATGATGGGACGCCAGTCTCTTGAGGCTTGGGGCTATCGTCTCGGTGAGATGAAAGGTGAGTACAAACACGATTACGTTGCCAAGTGCAAGGCTGAAGGTATCGAATATAAGGCTGGGGACGAATGGTTGTTCCCATCTCAGGAGATGCTAGACTATAACGTTCAAGACGTTGTGGTCACACTGGCGTTGTTCAAGAAGTTCCTGACTGACAAGTATTACTTCCAGTCTGAACAGTTTGCTTTCGACCAGATTTATGCGTTGCGTCTGGAACATGATGCTGCGTGGACCTGTGCGAAGATGGAACGTAACGGCTATCCGATGAACACCGAGATGGTCGAAGGTTTATATCGTGAACTCACCGTCAAACGTGCAGAGCTGTTGGACAAGCTGCGTTCGACTTTCGGTAGCTGGTATGCACCAAAGGGAGGCAAGGAGTTCTTCAAGCACCCACGGACAGGCAAGGACCTTCCGAAGTATCCGCGAGTCGTGTATCCTAAGGTCGGGTCAGTATTCAAGAAGCCGAAGAACAAAGCTCAACGCTTAGGTCTGGAGCCTTGCGAGTTAGACTCACGAGACACGATGGAAGGAGCACCGTTCACGCCAATCACTTACGTTGAGTTTAATCCGGGAAGCGGAGACCACTTAGCGAAAGTCTTGATGGAGCGTGGTTGGGAGCCTGTGGACTTCACTGACACTGGGAAACCTGTAGTCGATGACGAGACGTTAGAACACGTTAAGCTACCAGACGCAGAGGCTCAGGCTTGCGTAGAGCTGGTCCGTGAGTATCTGGTAGTCCAGAAGCGCATCGGTCAGGCGGCTGAAGGTAAGAACGCATGGTTGAAACTTGTAGGTCCAGACGGACGTATGCACGGTTCAATCAACCCATGCGGTGCAGTAACAGGACGTGCGACTCATAGTTCACCAAACATGGCTCAGGTCCCTGCTAACGGTGCTCCGTATGGTGAGATTTGCCGTGGTGCTTTCGGTGCAGCTTGGAACAAGACGGATGGTAAGCCAGACCCTTGGATTCAAGTGGGTGTGGATGCTTCAGGTCTTGAGCTTCGTTGTCTGGGGAACCGAGCAGCTCCGTTTGATGGTGGTGCCTATGCGAAGACTGTGGTCGAAGGTGACATCCACTGGGCCAACGCAGTAAACGCTGGGTTAGCACCTAATGTCCCACGAGATAAGTTGAACCACGACCATGATGCTTTCCGTAACAACGCTAAGACGTTCATCTATGCGTTCCTGTATGGTGCAGGGGCCGCTAAGATTGGACTGATAGTCGGCGGTGGTAAGAAGGAAGGTTCAGCTCTCATGAAGAAATTCATTGAGGGTACACCAGCCATCAAGGACCTCAGGGAAGCTGTGAGTAAGACGTTAATCTCAGACTCTAAGTGGGTGGACGGAGAGAACATCGTTAAGTGGAAACGCCGTTGGTTGCGTGGACTTGATGGTCGCCGTATCCACATCCGGTCTCCGCACTCAGCACTGAACGCCTTACTTCAAGGTGACGGTGCGGTAGTTTGTAAAACGTGGTTCACTTGGCTTGAGAGGAACCTAGAAGCTAAAGGCTACGTGCATGGCTGGGATGGTGACTTTGCGATTATGGCTTTTGTCCATGACGAAGTTCAGGTTGCCGCAAGGACTATGGAAATAGCTGAGGACATAGTTAGGGTGGCGCAGTCCACAATGCGAGAGGTTGGAGAGTTCTACCAGTTCAAGTGTGTGCTTGACACCGAGGGTAAGATAGGACCTACGTGGCGCGAATGTCACTAAGGAGATAAGATGGGAGGTGTAGCAACCTTACGCTTCCATAAGATGCCTACTGGATGTATCGTCTGTGTATCACATCGTCGAAACCATGATGGATACTTTCGGTACACGGTAGGCTCTGCCCGTAAGCCTGGACGCAAGGCGTTTATGTTCCACCGATGGGTGTGGGAACAGAAGCGTGGGCCTATACCAGATGGCTATGAGATAGACCATTTGTGTTTGAATCGTGGGTGCTGTAACGTAGAACATCTACAATGTATTCCAAAGCGTGATCACGTCATCAAGACGAACCGTGAGCGCAAACTTATTAAGAAGGAGAAGACTAATGGCTATTACTAAACGTATTCGTGTAAGTTTCGACCTGAAGATGGTTGTTAGCTCAAAGAAAGAAGAGACCAGGCCCTGAGTCTGCCCTTGAAATTGCCATCAAGAAGGCCGTCAAGGAGGAGCTGGTAGATGCCTTTGATGATGACCAGTTCGGCGTGTCCAACCTGCGATTCGAGGTCAAGCAATGAGTGAATACTTACGGGTCCTAGCGGCCCTTAAGTCCTGCCCGAAGACCTTCCAGTCTAACTATGTGCGCAATAACGCTGCACTTGTGGCTGAGGCTGCGAGTCGTGGACATCTAAGCTGCCTGTCTATGGATGGGCGTAACAACGGTGCGTGGGAGATTACCGCTGCTGGCACCAAGTTCCTGAACCAACACGGAGGCTGTCTGTGAAGATACCTGAAAGTCTGAAAGAGCTGGTCCTTGAAATGGGTGAATTCGATAAGGAGCACCGCAAGTACGGTGAGTTCTACGCATCTTGGTCATTCACCCTGACTGAGAAGGACGTTGAGGCCTACGCCGAGTCTCCCGCTGAGGTTTATGAGTGGCGTCCGTTCATCGGACTGACCATCGTAGCTAGCGGTATGTGGGATGACGGATACGGCTCAGAGGTAAACGACTGGGACGTATATCGCCAAGTTGAGAAGGAGACCGAAATGTCTTCCAACTTCTGGAGCCTGATGTCACACCTCAACTCAGAGGATAATGACATGGCCCATGAGTTCGCCAACAAATGGCTGAAGCCTGAGGTGACTCTCGAACGTATTGAGGAGCCGAAAGTTTCCTTGATGCCAGCTACGGTAGCTATGGCTACAGGAGGTCTGGACGATGACTTCGAATAAGAAGATAGCTCTGGTTCTGGATGGTGACTATCTGGTCTTCTCTTCTATGGCTGCTGCCGAGGACGAGACAGACTGGGGTGATGACATCTGGACCCTTATCTGCGACCACGCCAAGGCTCGTCGTATCCTTGAGAACACCATCGCTGAAATCGTTAAGAAGCGCAAGGCGTGGAAAGACGCTAAGATTGTGATGTGCTTCACCGACGATTACAACTGGCGTAAGGACGTTCTGCCAACCTATAAGGCCAACCGTAAAGGTTCCCGCAAGCCTGTAGGTTACAAGAAGTTCGTAGCCGAAGTGATGGCTGACCCACGGTTCAACAGCTTCCTGCGTCCTACGCTTGAAGGTGATGACTGTATGGGTATCATCGGGACCCGACCTCAGATTGTTGACTGTGATCATGCGGTTCTGGTGTCCTGTGACAAGGACTTCAAGACCATCCCGAACTGTGAGTTCTTCTGGTTAACCACTGGTGAAATCCTGAGTCATACGACTGCTGAGGCAGACTATTGGCACATGGAGCAGACCATCAAGGGTGACACTACAGATGGCTATGGTGGTATTCCGGGGATGGGTGAGGACACCACTCGTGCGTTCCTTGACGAGCCGTACTACTTCGTGCAGGAGAGCCGTGAGCTTAAGACTGGCAAGAACAAAGGCCAGATTAAGACCGAATGGAAGAAGTATCCGAAGCGTGAAGACATGACGCTGTGGGACTGCATGGTTACACTGGCTGCTAAGGCTGGCATGACCGAGGAGGAACTTCTGGTCCAAGCTCAGGTCGCTCGTATTTGTCGAGCATCTGACTATGACCCTAAGTCCAAGGAGGTCATCCTATGGACACCACCCATGTAATTTACTGGGTAGGACTTCTTGCCCTTTACTGCATGTACAAGTGGTTCGGGTCGAACAACCGCCCTAAACACTGAGTCTAGCCGATAGTCATATCCTATCAATCCAACAGTCATCCATAGGTGAAACACTAAACTATCACTATAGGGACTTTAGGACCTAAGATATGACTATAAGATAGACTTTAGTCTTAACTTAAAGAGGAGATTCAAGATGGCTATTACTGCTATTGAAAACGTTGTTAAGCAGTTACAGGAAGAAAGACTTGATGTCCCGAACATCTCACAGTCTGCTATCCAGTTCCTGCACGTATTGTTCAACGCAAGCTACGCTGAGAAGATGGGAGCTATCAGTCTCCTCAAGCAGCAAGGCTACAGCGATGCGTTCATTGCCGGGTTCATCAAGGGTCTCCAGTATTGTTCTGACACTCTCGACTCTGCGATTGCTATGCGTCGTGAGCTGAAAGATACCGTTCAGTTTGATTAACTGTAGGAGGGACTATGTGTTTCAGTCCGAAGATTAGCACTCCGAAGCCTTCGGTCAAAGCACCTGAACCAGCACCTCTGAGTGAGGAAGTTGCGTCAGTTGACATCGGGGCTGAATCAGATGTGGACACCAACGAGACCAAAGGTATCAAAGACCTGAAGGTCAAGAAGGAGACTGCACCTAAAGATAAATCGTCAGTAAGTCGCGCTATGCGTAACTCTGGCGTCAACATGGGGTAAGATAATGCTACCATATCTCAACTCACGCGAAGGTCGCCACATGTGCGCTTGTCGCCTCTGGGAAGACGGGCAGTCTAACTTCAAGTCATTCGAGGACTTCAAGGCTCATACTTACCGTATGGCTGACGAGTTCGACGGTGAAGAATACACAATCTACGATGCCTCAGGTCAACCAGTAGCGTATCTCTACATGCTGGCTACCGCATCTTGGCACCGACCGACTCCCGGTCTTGACCTTTCAATAGTCGCTATTCGTCGTGACTCGCAGTCCTCCCGCAAGGTTCTTGAGACTGTCAGACACATCATAGACGAAGAGTGCAAGCGTTGGGGTCTTGGCTGGTATTCTCGTGTCAAGCATGTTTCCGGGTCGGTAGACATCGTAACAACCAAGTGCGTTAGCACGAACAAGGAGATTAATCGTGGGTAAATCAATCAGTAAGGCCTTCAAGAAAGTGGTGAAAAGTACGTTAGGGGCAGTCGGTCTTGGAGCTGATGATGCACCTAAAGTTGTTGAGGCTCAGACCCCAGCACCAGCAGCACCAGTGGAAGTACCGAACGACAAAGTGGAGGATGTGGATACTGAAGCTACTGCATCTGATGAGAAGAAAGTGAAGCGTTCCGGTAAGCGTAGCCTTCAGGTCTCTCGCACCTCTGGTGGCGGTATTTCTATTTAAGGAGGTGACGAATGGCTGAACGTGAAGGGTTCGCTGCTGAAGGAGCCAAAGCGGTCTATGACCGACTGAAGAACGGTAGACAGCCATATGAGACACGCGCTCAGAACTGTGCTGCTGTCACTATCCCGTCACTGTTTCCTAAGGAGTCCGACAACTCGTCTACTGAGTACACAACTCCGTGGCAAGCTGTAGGTGCTCGCTGTTTGAACAACTTGGCTGCAAAGCTGATGTTGGCATTATTCCCTCAGTCACCGTGGATGCGACTGACAGTCTCCGAATATGAGGCCAAGACCTTGAGTCAGGACTCAGAGGCTGCTGCTCGTGTTGACGAAGGGCTGGCTATGGTCGAGCGTGTGTTGATGGCCTACATGGAGACTAACAGTTTCCGTGTCCCACTGTTCGAAGCTCTGAAGCAGCTTATCGTCTCCGGTAACTGTCTGCTCTACATTCCAGAGCCTGAACAAGGTACTTACAGTCCTATGCGAATGTACCGCTTAGTGTCCTACGTTGTTCAACGTGATGCTTTCGGTAATATCTTGCAGATTGTGACTCTCGACAAGGTAGCGTTTAGTGCTCTACCGGAAGACGTTAAGTCACAACTCAACGCAGACGACTATGAGCCTGACACAGAGCTGGAAGTATATACGCACATCTACCGTCAAGACGACGAGTATCTACGTTATGAAGAAGTGGAAGGCATTGAGGTAGCAGGGACCGAGGGTTCCTACCCACTGACTGCATGTCCATACATCCCGGTACGAATGGTTCGACTGGATGGTGAAGACTATGGTCGTTCTTACTGCGAGGAGTATCTGGGAGACCTGAACTCGCTGGAGACGATTACAGAAGCTATCACCAAAATGGCTAAGGTAGCCTCCAAGGTGGTGGGCCTCGTTAACCCGAACGGTATCACGCAACCTCGTCGTCTGAACAAGGCGGCTACAGGTGAGTTCGTTGCCGGTCGCGTTGAGGACATCAACTTCCTGCAACTGACTAAGGGTCAGGACTTTACGATTGCCAAGTCGGTGGCTGATGCTATCGAGCAACGTTTAGGCTGGGCCTTCCTTCTTAATAGTGCTGTTCAGCGTAATGCCGAGCGAGTCACTGCTGAAGAGATTCGTTATGTTGCTGGCGAACTGGAGGCGACCTTAGGTGGCGTGTACTCAGTACAATCCCAAGAGCTTCAGTTACCTATCGTCCGTGTGCTGATGAACCAACTTCAGTCTGCTGGCATGATTCCTGACCTTCCGAAAGAAGCGGTAGAGCCTACTGTCTCCACTGGTCTGGAAGCGTTAGGTCGTGGTCAGGACTTGGAGAAGCTAACTCAGGCGGTTAACATGATGACTGGTCTTCAGCCGCTATCTCAGGACCCGGACATCAACTTGCCGACCCTTAAGCTACGACTCCTGAACGCTCTGGGTATCGACACCGCTGGCCTACTCCTGACGCAAGACGAGAAGATTCAGCGCATGGCTGAGCAGTCGTCTCAACAGGCAGTTGTCCAAGGTGCTAGTGCTGCTGGTGCTAACATGGGTGCTGCTGTAGGTCAGGGAGCTGGTGAGGACATGGCTCAAGCCTAAACTATCACTATAGGAACTTAGACAAGATTCACAAAGCATTAGGCCGGGTGAGACTCCCGGTCGGTTCCTATCATCAACTTAAAGGAGAATGACTCAATGTCTCAATCAGTTTATGCCGAGTTCGGCGTTAGCTCTAATGCAATCACTGGTTCCGTTGAGGACCTGAACGAACACCAGAAGTCTATGCTTGAACAGGACGTATCGGTTCGTGATGGCGACGATGCTATTACCTTCAAGCAACTGGAAGCTGAAACCGAAGAGGCTACCGAAGAAGACGATGACGTCGACGAGACTGAAGGTGAAGAAGACCACGAGTCCGATGACGAAGAGTCTGAGACCGATGGTGAGCAGCCTGAGTTCATCGAACTAGGTGATGCACCGAAAGAGCTGACTGAAAGTGTCACCGCTCTGGATGAAAACGAAGCTGCATTTGACGACATGGTGTCTTCTGCTGTAGAAGCTGGCAAGGTCACTGCTGATGAAATTACCGCTATCAAGGCTGAATACGCCAAGGACGGTAAGCTGTCTGACGCATCCTACGCTAAGTTGCAGGAAGCAGGTTACACCAAGCGTTTCGTAGATTCGTTTGTCCGTGGTCAGGAAGCTCTTGCTGAACAGTATGCTGCTGGTGTGGTTCGCTACGCTGGTGGTGCTGAACAGTTTAATCGCATCCTGTCACACCTTGAGTCCAACGACCCGTCAACTCGTGAAGCACTGGAAGCTGCTATCGTTCGTAAGGACATTGCGACTACCAAAGCTCTGCTGAATCTGGCTGGCAAGACTCTGGGTAAAGCTGTAGGTGTTAAACCTCAGCGAACCATCACCACTCAGGCTAAACCTGTGGTCGCACCTAAGGCTCCTCAGACCGAAGCATTCAGCTCCAAGGCTGACATGATTAAGGCTATGAGTGACCCGCGCTACCTGCGTGACGCTAAGTACACGATGGAAGTTCGCGCCAAGGTAGCTGCCTCAAGCCTGTAGGACTAAACTATCACTATAGGAGACCAAGAGACAGACTCAAGGTTCCCCTATTACTTCAGTCCATACGGATTGGGCGTACAGCAAGTAATAAACTTTATCTTTCAATTGAATAGGAGAATTATCATATGGCAAACGTTCCGGGTCAGAAAGTAGGTACAGACCAAGGTAAAGGCAAATCTGGTTCCGACGCTCTGGCGTTGTTCCTGAAGGTCTTTGCTGGCGAAGTCCTGACCGCATTCACTCGCCGCTCTGTAACTGCTGACAAGCATATTGTCCGTACAATTCAGAACGGTAAGTCTGCTCAGTTCCCGGTCATGGGTCGCACCTCTGGTGTGTATCTAGCTCCGGGTGAGCGACTGTCCGATAAGCGTAAAGGTATCAAACATACCGAGAAAACAATTACCATTGATGGTCTGCTGACTGCCGATGTGATGATTTTCGACATTGAAGACGCGATGAACCACTATGACGTGGCTGGTGAGTATTCCAACCAGTTGGGTGAAGCTCTGGCTATCGCTGCTGATGGTGCGGTTCTGGCTGAAATTGCTATCCTGTGTAACCTCCCAGCTGCATCCAACGAGAACATCGCTGGTCTGGGTACTGCGTCCGTACTGGAAGTTGGTAAGAAAGCTGACCTCAACACCCCGGCTAAACTGGGCGAAGCAATCATCGGTCAACTGACCATCGCTCGTGCGAAACTGACCTCCAACTACGTTCCTGCTGGCGACCGTTATTTCTATACAACGCCGGATAACTACTCTGCAATCCTCGCGGCTCTGATGCCGAACGCTGCTAACTATGCTGCGCTGATTGACCCAGAGACTGGTAACATCCGTAACGTAATGGGCTTCGTGGTTGTTGAAGTCCCACACTTGACTCAGGGTGGTGCTGGTGAAACTCGTGGTGATGATGGTATCACTATTGCGACTGGTCAGAAGCACGCCTTCCCAGCTACTACTACTACTGGTAATGCTAAAGTTGCTCTGGACAACGTTGTGGGCCTGTTCTCTCACCGTTCTGCTGTGGGTACTGTGAAGCTTCGTGACTTGGCGCTGGAACGTGACCGTGACGTCGATGCTCAGGGCGACCTGATTGTTGGTAAGTACGCTATGGGTCACGGTGGTCTGCGTCCTGAAGCGGCGGGTGCGCTGGTTTTCACAGCAGCGTCAGCGGTCTAACGACCTTTAAGGCCCTCTCTACAGAGGGTCCTACCTTAGAGACGTACAGTTCTACGGTGGGGACCAGCCTTAAGGTTGACTTACCTGAGCTTTCAGATGTGACCGATTGGTCGCTGCTTGAGGTGACTACGCCTGAGTGGTTTTTTTTGCTTAAAGTGAGGATGATTATGTTTTACTTACTTACAGCCTTGGGACTATTTGTTAGTTTCTGGGCGATTATATTATTAACCGGACCATGCAGTCCTTACGACAGATAGGAGGGAGTATGGCTCAATACATTCCACTGAATGCTAACGATGACTTAGACGCTATCAACGATATGTTAGCTGCTATCGGTGAACCAGCAGTCCTACAGCTTGACGAGGGGAATGCTGACGTCTCGAACGCCCAACGTATCCTGCATCGTGTCAATCGTCAGGTCCAAGCTAAAGGCTGGAACTTTAACATCAACGAAGCTGCTGTCCTGACACCTGATGTCCAAGACAATAGGATTCGATTCTTGCCGTCATACCTTCGTGTAATGACCGCTGGGGCCACCAGCTACTACAGCAACATGGGTGGATACCTGTACGACCTGTCCACTCAGTCGACCACTTTCACCGACCCTATCACGGTAGAGCTTGTGGAGATGAAGCCATTCTCAGAGATGCCTGTGGTCTTCAGGGACTACATCGTCACTAAAGCTAGCCGTGAGTTCAACGCTAAGTTCTTCGGTAGCCCAGAGTCTGAACTGTACCTTCGTGAGCAGGAAGCAGAACTCTATCAGCAGGTCATGGAATACGAGATGGATACTGGTCGCTACAACATGATGTCCGACATTGGGAGAGACTAATGCCACTAATTACTCAATCAATCAAGAACCTTAAGGGTGGCATTAGCCAACAGCCTGACATACTGAGGTTCTCAGACCAAGGCGAGTCACAGGTTAACTGCTGGTCATCAGAGAGTGATGGCCTCCAGAAGCGTCCACCTACAGTCTTCAAGCGACGTCTTAACATCGACGTTGGGAGCAACCCTAAGTTCCACCTGATTAACCGTGATGAGCATGAGCAGTATTACATCGTGTTCAATGGGTCCAACATTCAGGTAGTTGACTTGAGTGGTAATCAATACTCAGTGTCCGGTGCGGTAGATTACGTTAAGTCCTCCAACCCACGAGATGACATCCGTGTCGTTACCGTGGCAGACTATACGTTCGTCGTTAACCGTAAGGTTGTCGTCAAAGGTGGAAGCGAGAAGTCACACTCTGGTTATAACCGCAAAGCACGAGCTTTAATTAACCTGCGTGGTGGGCAGTATGGTCGAACCCTTAAGGTGGGAATCAACGGTGGCGTCAAGGTCTCGCATAAGCTACCAGCAGGTAATGATGCCGAGAATGACCCACCTAAGGTGGACGCTCAAGCCATTGGTGCAGCTCTGAGAGACCTTCTTGTTCAGTCCTATCCTGACTTCACGTTTGACCTTGGGTCTGGCTTCCTGCTAATCACAGCTCCTTCAGGGACCGACATTAACTCAGTGGAGACGGAGGATGGCTACGCTAACCAGCTAATAAGCCCAGTCCTAGACACTGTGCAGACAATCTCTAAACTACCTCTTGCCGCTCCTAATGGGTATATCATTAAGATTCAAGGTGAAACAAACAGTAGCGCCGATGAATACTACGTGATGTATGACTCCAACACTAAGACGTGGAAGGAGACAGTGGAGCCGGGAGTTGTCACTGGGTTCGATAACACCACAATGCCACACGCTCTGGTACGACAATCTGATGGCTCCTTTGAGTTCAAGACTCTGGATTGGTCCAAGCGTGGTGCTGGTAACGATGACACAAACCCTATGCCTAGCTTCGTGGATGCTGCGATTAATGATGTGTTCTTCTACAGGAACAGGCTAGGGTTCTTGTCGGGTGAGAACGTAATCATGAGCCGTTCAGCCAGCTACTTTGCGTTCTTCCCTAAGAGTGTGGCGACACTGAGTGATGGTGACCCTATTGATGTAGCTGTAAGTCACCCTCGAATCTCAATCCTTAAGTATGCCGTTCCGTTTAGTGAGCAGCTACTACTTTGGTCGGATGAGGTTCAGTTCGTGATGACAAGCTCTGGGGTCCTTACCTCGAAGTCTATCCAGCTTGATGTAGGCTCAGAGTTTGCCTTAGGTGATAATGCCAGACCGTTCGCTGTAGGACGCTCAGTCTTCTTCTCAGCTCCTCGTGGGTCATTCACCAGCATTAAGCGATACTTCGCTGTAGCTGATGTGTCTGATGTGAAGGATGCTGATGATACAACCGGTCACGTATTGTCCTACATCCCTAACGGGGTGTTTGATATTCAAGGTACAGGGACTGAGAACTACATCTGCGTCAACTCTACAGGTGCATACAACCGTATCTACATCTACAAGTTCTTGTTTAAGGACGGCGTACAGCTTCAAGCCTCTTGGTCACACTGGGAGTTCCCTAAAGATGATAAGATTCTGGCGTCTGCTTCTATTGGCTCTACCATGTTCATCGTTCGTCAGCATCAAGGAGGGGTAGACATTGAGCACCTTAAGTTCATCAAGGAGGCAACTGACTTCCCGTCAGAGCCATATAGACTACACATTGACTCCAAGGTGTCTATGGTAATTCCAATTGGCTCATATAATGCTGACACCTATAAGACTACGGTTGACATTGGTGCTGCTTATGGTGGCAACGCTCCGTCTCCCGGTCGGTACTATCTGATTGACAGTCAGGGTGCGTATGTGGACCTTGGGGACTTGACCAGTATCTCTACTGTGATTACCCTCAACGGCGATTGGTCAGGACGTACAGTGTTCATCGGACGGCCCTATCTGATGTCCTACAAGTTCTCACGGTTCCTGATTAAGATTGAAGATGATAGGGGCACTCAGTCTGAAGACACTGGTCGTCTACAGCTTCGTCGGGCTTGGGTAAACTACAAGGACACTGGCGCTCTGAGACTCATTGTCAGAAACGGTGAGCGGGAGTTCGTGAACACCTTTAACGGGTACACCCTTGGTCAGCAAACCATCGGGACTACAAACATCGGTGACGGGCAGTATCGCTTCGCTATGAATGGTAACGCATTAACCACGAGTCTAACCTTAGAGTCCGACTATCCTACCCCAGTGTCAATCGTTGGTTGTGGCTGGGAGGCGTCATACGCTAAGAAAGCTCGTTCCGTTTAACTTATTGAATGGCCTATAGATTTACCTTAACTATCACTATAGGGACTATAGGCCCTTTAAGTTATAATACTTTAATAGGAGACTTTATGTATATTCGCAAGGCTACGGAACCGGATGTCCACTACTTTCTGTGGCATCTTTCAGCAGATGATGTTAATGAGTGCAAAGCAAACTACGGGTCAACCGTTGGTCTCTCTGAAAGACTGCTTAAGCACCTATCTCCGTCATCTGTGGTTTTAACGAACGGTGTAGGCGAAGTGTTTGCCTATGGTGGAAACCAAGGGGATAACGTATGGTTCTTGACTTCAGGTCTGGTCTATAAGCTGAGACCTAAAGAGAAGCGAGAGTTCATAAAGCGTATCTCTGAGTACAGGGACTTAATGTTAGACCAATACGGGACCATCTGGAACTGAGTATGTGCTATATGCAGGACTTCAGGCCCTAGCAGAGGACTATGCGTGGACCATTGCCATGACTCCGGTAAGGTGCGTGGTATTCTGTGCCACACCTGCAACATTAAGCTGACACGTCGAAACTATCCGTCTAACTGTGATAATTTTGACGAGAAGGCTGCCGAGTATCTGGCTACCAGCCAGAAGGGGGATTAGAAAATTTGCGAGCCAATTAGCATTGGGATGGGAATCATGTCTGTAGCAGGGGCCACTATGTCCGCATCCCAACAGGCCAAGGCTGAAGGAGCAGCAATTGACGCTCAGAACCGACAGGCTCAGGAAATGGTTAAGCAGATGAACTACTCTGACGCCAACCTGAAGATGCAGGAGCGAGACCTGAAGGAGCAGCAGATGGCTGAACTGACAGAGACCACTCTAAACGGTATCCGCAATCAGGGGATGGTCCGAGCTGCAGTGGCTGAGTCAGGTCTGGAAGGTAACTCTATGGACAGGATTGAACGTCAGGTCAAAGGAGATACAGTCAAGGAGCGAGCAGGGATTACCGAAAGTTACAACCGCGACTATGCGGCTATCTTCGGGAACCGTATCGCCAACATTGAGAACACAAAGTCTGCTATCCGTGGTCAGGGTAAAATCATCAAGACCAGCCCACTGGCTCATGCACTTAATGTTGCTACAGCAGGGATGCAAGGTTACGCCGCTGGTAAGTCAATCTCTGGAGCGTCAAGCTCTGGTGGTGCTGCACCAATTAGTGCTGCTAAAGGCACACCTACAGGTCATAGCTAAGAGGAGGACTAATGGCTAGTAATATTGAATCAGCTCTGGCTAATCGGACTATGGGTCGCGGCAGAGCGCCGGGTAAAACTATCGCCGTCAACTATCAAGCAGCCAGCGTTCAGGCTCCGACTGGTGACTCCGGTCTGGCTCGTGCGTTAACCAACTTCGTTGAGTCTGGGACAGGATTGTACAAGCAGTTCAAGGACGATGAAAAGACACGGGCCGACGAGAGGTCTAACGAGATTATCCGTAAGCTGACACCTCAGCAAAGACGTGAGGCTATCCAGAACGGTACATTGCTGTATCAGGATGACCCTTACGCTATGGAAGCACTTCGAGTCAAGACTGGTCGTAATGCTGCCTTTGCTGTAGACGACGAGATTAACGTTAAGATTCAGAACGGTGAGTTCCGTACACGTCAGGACATGGAAGAGTATCGCCACCAGCGACTTCAGGACGCCGCTAAGTCCTATGCTGAAGAGGCAGGTATTAACCCTACCGACGAGTTCTTCCAGCGTGGCTTCAACGATAACATCACGGACAGAAACATCGCTATCTATGGGTCTTTCAATAAGTATTTCAGCAAGCAGTCTGAAGAGACAGCAATGTTGAACACTCGTATTGAGATGAACTCGTTCCTTAACGATGGGGACCTGATGCGTTCGCCTGAGTCTGGAAAGACCTTCATGGCCTACCTTCGGGATGGACTAACGACTGCCGCTATCCCTTCGGACCAGCGAGCACGAGAGGTAATTACCCAGACGGTACGTGACGCAATCCAGAAGTCTGGAGGCTCAAACTTCCTACAGCAAGTCCGTGGTGAGCGTATAAACCTTAACGGTGTTGATGCTACCGTAGAAGAGATTGTAGGACCTGATGTCTTCAACGCTGCTATTGTTGAGGCACAAGGAACTGAGTACAAGCTGGTGGCTAAGTATCAGGAAGACTTAGCGTTAGGCGTTCAGTCTGCGATTCTTCAGGATGACCCAACCATTGGTCTTGCCCAGATTCAGAAACTCAAGGAGCAGAACAACCTGCTTCAGCCGGGTGAAGAACTCACGCCTCAGCGTCAGATGCTTATTAATGCCGAAGCCAGCTTACTGGAAGCGGTCAAGCGTAAGTCTGCTGAACAGGCAAAGGAGAACACTAAGTTAATCCAGACCCAGAACAAGCAACTGGTCATCGACCAAGTTTATCAGCGACGTCTGGCTGGGGACAACGTGTCCACCAACTATGAGGACCTTCCGGTCTCTGAATCCACAGGAGAGTTCAAGCGTTCAGACATGAACAACTATGCGTCTGCTAAGCTACAGCAGATTGACCAGATGGACATCCCTGAGGCTGCTAAGGACGCACAGAAGGTTGCATTATTAAGAGCTGACACTAACAACGGTCCGTTCCGTAATGCCTTCCAGACGCTGACTCAGGACGCTGCTGGTGAGTGGCAAGCTGCGGTCATCCGTGGGCAGTACGACCCAGACAAGATGCAACGCTTCGAATCTCTTCGTCGTGCCTACACTCAGGACCCTTCAAGTTTTTCTGCTCTGTATCCTGACCAAGCTCAGTTGTTCTCTACGTTCGACCAGATGGACAAGATGGGTCTGGACCCTCAGACGATGATTGAAGCTGATAAGCAAGCTGCAAGTCAAAGCCGTGAGATGCGCATGGAGTCAGACAAGGCGTGGCAGGAGTTGAAGAATGACTCTCGGAATAAGGACCTTTCGCGTCTTCCTACGTCTCTGGACGCAAGTGCTCGTAAGGTCTGGGACTCATGGTACTATCGTACAGGTAACGCTGACGCTGCAACTCAGCAGACTCAACGCTGGCTGAATGAGAACACCGTAACGTTCCAGTCTGAAGGTTCTGACGGTAAGTCCATCGGCATGGTGTCCAAGCACCAGCTTATGGTCGGGGATAACCCAGAGTCGTGGCAGGTGGGTCGAGACATTATCGACACCGCTCGTAAGCAACTCATTAAGGCCAACCCTTGGGTAGTGAACTCTCAGTTGTCCGTTGTTGAACAGAACGGCTCTATCTTCCTCCAAGACGCTACAGGGACTATTCGTATTCGCTACGATAAAGAACTTGTAGGTAAACTCTACCGCGAACAACAGCAGAAGGCACAAGATGCCGCATACGCTCAGGCAGAACGTGACGCTAACAAGCGAGCGCGTATCGTCGGGACTAAAGCTGCTGGTGACAAACGTCGAGCTGACCGAGAGGCCAACATCGAGAAGCGCGGTGGGATGTACAATGACGTCTCACTGGAGGGTATCGCAAACGTACTAATTGGTAAGGAGTAACATAATGGCGACTCGTGGTATTCGCAATAACAATCCGGGTAACATCCGGGTAGGTAAGGACCAATGGGAAGGAATGACTGGAGATGATGGCGCATTCGTCACCTTCGATAGTCCAGAGTCTGGCGTCCGAGCTTTAGGTAAAAACCTGCTGTCCTACGGTCGCCAAGGCTATGACTCCATCGAGAAGATTATTAACCGATGGGCACCTCCTAACGAGAACGACACTAAGGCTTATATCGACTCAGTGGTGGCTGCAACTGGTATTCCAGCTACCCAGAGTCTCGACCTATCGGACCATGACACCCTGTCTTCTCTGGCTCAAGCTATCAGCTTCCATGAGACAGGCTCCCGGTACGACCCTGAAGTCTATCAGAAGGGAGTCGCACGCGCACTCAATGGCATTAGCCCAAAGACTCCACCAGTAAGCGCTAACGTATTTGACGCACTCACGGAAGGACTCAAGGCTAAACCTAAAGTAGCTCTGGGTGAGAACCTTCCGACCGCTGCTGGTCTAAACATTGAGGGTCAAGCACCTGAAGCTCCCAACGAATCGTTCGGTGAGATGTTCTATAAGTCTACTGGCGATACCATGCAGGAGCGAGAAGACCGCTCTACGTGGTTCGGTTTTGGTGCTGCTACAGAAGCTGAAGTGAAGAACTCTATGGTCGGCGTGGCTATCCGCGCTGGTAAGACCGAGGACTCACTTGATGTCATTGGCGATGTGTTTAACCCTACCAGATGGAACAACCATAAGTGGACTCGCGAGGAGCTGGACCAGATTCGTAACGCTGGGGTTCTGCCTCAGTATTATGGAGTCATTACTGGTGGGTCTCCTCAGAACCTGACCGAGCTTATTAACTTGGCTCTTGAGAACCAGAAGTTGGACCAAGAGAAGGCCAAGGCTGGGACTGGTGCTCAGTTAGCTGCTGGTGTGATTGGCGCTGGTGTAGACCCTCTGACATACGTTCCTATCGCTGGACAGGTTGGTAAAGGCGGTAAGTTGGTCAACAAGATGTTCACCGTGGCTGCTCAATCTGGAGCACTGGCTGGTGTGTCCGAGATGGCCCGTACCTCAGTGGCTGGTGGTGATGCTCATGTGGCTGAAGCTATCCTTGGTGGTGCTCTCTTTGGTGGTGGTATGACTGCTATCGCTGATGGGTTAGGCAGAGCCTTGGGTCGCAACACTAATGAGTTTGCTGGTCCAGCTACACGTCTGGAAGCTCGTGAGACCGCTCGTAACGTTGATGGTCAGGACCTGTCTCGTCTCCCTATTCAGGAAGGTGAGCAGACCTTTAGTCATCAAGGCGTTAAGTTCGCTGACGTTCCGAACGAGCCGGGTAGTGTACGACTGGAAGATGGTTCAATCCTGATTGGTGAGAACCCTCTGAACCCTAAGACACGTCAAGTCTTTGATGAAGTGATTGAGCCTGAACGTGCCGCTGCTGGTGTGAACCTTGGTGGGCTGACTGAGATTGGCCTGAAGCTGCTTCGGTCAGAGAACCCTGAGATTCGTGGAGTCGCTGCTGACTTAGTGCGTTCACCAACCGGTATGCAGTCAGGGGCCTCAGGTAAAATCGGGACCACTGCGTCAGACGTATTCGAGAGACTTCGTGCTGTGGACCATCGGTTCTACAACGACATCGACGATGCGGTTACTGAGGCGCTCAAGGACCCATACTTCCAGACAGCATTCTGGCGAGACTCTGGCGCATTCCGTCAGGACATCTACCAGCGTGTGTCTATGGCTATTGAAGACGGAAGTGGGAACCTGAAGGCTGAACTGACTCCGGGAGAACTGAAAGTCTATGACCTGCTGAAGAACCAGTTTGACGCCAAGCGTGAGATGATGGAGAACCCGGCGATGTTTGGTCGTCCAGACGCTCAGTCTATCTTTCCGGGCAGCCGATTCAAGGGAACCTACGTCCCGCATGTGTATAGCAACCAGATGAAGGAGCTGTACATCAAGGAGCTTGGGAGTCCAGAGGCACTACAGGAGGCCATCAAGAAGTCATGGTTGACCAGCTATGCGTCTCGACCTGAGGTCAAGAAACGTGTGGACGAGGCACTCTTAGAGGCTGACCCTACGTTGACTCCAGAAGGACTTGCGGCTGCGGTCGATAAGTACGCCAACGATAAGGCTTATGGTATCTCTCACACCGAGCAGTTCGAGCGTTCATCCGTAATGGAAGAGAACATCAATGGTCTGGTTGGTCTTGAGAACAACAGCTTCCTTGAGGCTCGTAACCTGTTCGATAGCGATATGTCAATCGTTCTTCCTAACGGTCAGACCTTCAGTGTCAACAACCTGCGTGAGTGGGACATGGACAAGATTGTCCCGGCCTACAACCGTCGAGTTAATGGTGATATTGCTATCATGGCTGGTACAGGCAAGACCACGAAGGAAATGAAGGACTTGGTTGAGACCATGATGAACAAGGCTGGTGATGACGGAAAGTTGAAAGGTGAAGTATCTACCTTACGTGACACCTTGAAGATTCTAACGGGTCGTTCTCGACGTGATGGTGCTGATGATGCAGCCTTCGCTACCGTGATGCGCACAATGACAGACCTATCGTTCTTCGCTAAGAATGCCTACATGGGTGTTCAGAACTTAACGGAGATTGGTGGTATGCTGGCTCGTGGCAACGTTCGTGCAATGCTGCATGGAGTCCCAATTTTCCGTGACCTAGCCTTCCGTAACAAGAAGGTTGGGGCCTCAGAGATTAAGGACCTTCACAATGTTCTCTTCGGTAAGGAACTTGATGACTCAATCCGTCCGTCTAAACAGGATGTCATTGACCGTCTGCGATCTTACAGTGACCTCGGTCGTGGTACAGCTACAGCTCTGGGGACTGCCAAGTATTACACTGGCGAACTTGCAGTACGCTCTCCGTTCACTAAAGTCCTCAACGGTACGACCAACTACCTGTTAGATGCTGGACGTCAAGGCTTCCTGTCTGACATCGTGGAGCATAGCCTGACTGGTAGTAAGCGTAAGTTCGATGACCGCTGGCTTAAGACCGCTGGTATCTCTGACGAGCAGTGGAAGGGCATTAAGTCCCTAATCCGTGAGTCAGTGACTCGTGGTCCAGACGGGAAGTACACCATCAAGGATAAGAAGGCGTTCAGTCAGGACCCAAGGGCTATGGACCTATGGCGTATGGGTGACACCATCGCAGATGAAACGTTACTCCGTCCTCATAAGCTGTCCAACATGGACGCCAAGGCTTATGGTCCTCTCGCTAAGACTGTCCTTCAGTTTAAGAACTTCGTCATCAAGTCCATCAATGGTCGAACCATGCGAACATTCTATAACGCCACGAAGAACAACCGAGCGATGGACGCTGCACTGTCTACTGTGATGTCTATGGGTCTGGCTGGTATCTACTACATGGCTCAGGCGCACGTCAAGGCTTACGCTATGCAGGACGGTCGAGACCGAGATTATCTCAAGCAAGCTCTGGACCCAACGATGATTGGCTATGCGGCCCTGTCCCGTAGTTCACATCTGGGTGGACCACTTGGGGTAGCTAACATTCTAGGTGGCATCGCTGGGTATGAGGACACTAAGATGCTCCGTTCGTCTATCCTCCCGCGTTCACCTACAGAGAAACCCGAACGTGCCATCCCATATGGTGCGGCTACAAGTGACCCTGTGATGAATGTCGTTGGTAACTTCTTGGAGCAGGTCCCGGCTTTCGGCTATGCTGCTAACGTTGGCGCTTCGGCATACAACTTGGCTGGCTACCTCAAGGCTGATACTCGTGTCAACGAGCGGGACTACATGACCGGGATGTATAATACGTTCCGTGAACTGGTTCCGAACGACCCCATTACCCAGAAGTTGCTGCTTGGAACGTTTGAGGAGCAAGGTATCCACATCAAGGACTAAACTATCACTATAGGAAACGGGAGGCGCTACCATAGGTCTCCGTTTAAATAACAAAGGAGGCATAATGTCCACGATTACACAATTCCCTTCAGGAAACACTCAGTACAGGATTGAGTTCGACTACCTAGCCAGAACGTTTGTTGTTGTTACGCTGGTGAATAGCTCTAACCCTACCCTGAACCGTGTACTGGAAGTTGGTCGAGATTACCGATTCCTTAACCCAACGATGATTGAGATGTTGGTTGACCAATCAGGTTTCGACATCGTTCGTATTCACCGTCAGACTGGAACTGACTTAGTGGTAGACTTCAGGAATGGCTCAGTGTTGACAGCTAGTGACCTGACCAATTCAGAGCTTCAGGCTATCCATATTGCAGAAGAAGGTCGAGACCAAACGGTTGACTTAGCGAAGGAATATGCCGATGCTGCTGGTAGCTCTGCTGGCAACGCTAAGGATAGCGAGGACGAAGCACGCCGAATCGCTGCGAGTATCAGGGAAGCTGGTCTAATTGGCTATATTACCCGTCGCTCCTTCGAGAAAGGCTACAACGTTACAACATGGAGCGAGGTCCTGCTATGGGAAGAGGATGGTGATTATTACCGCTGGGATGGTACGCTTCCAAAGAACGTTCCTGCTGGTTCAACTCCTGAAACTTCCGGTGGGATTGGATTAGGTGCGTGGGTTAGTGTTGGTGATGCTGCTTTAAGAAGTCAGATTTCAAACCCGGAAGGGGCAATACTCTACCCGGAATTGCAGATGGCAAGATGGCGTGATGAGGGTGATGTTCGAGGCTGGGGTGCTAAAGGGGATGGTGTAACAGATAGTACGGAGAATATAGCTGCTTCACTAAATTCTCAAAAAGCTGTCGTAGCATCAGAAGGTGTATTCTCTAGTTCTGGTATTAATAGTAATTACTGTAACTTAGACGGTAGAGGCAGTGGTGTACTAAGTCACCGTTCAAGTACAGGTAACTACTTAGTATTTAACAATCTACGCTCAGGTCGCTTAAGTAATATTACGGTAGAAAGTAATAAGGCGACCGATACCACTCAAGGGCAGCAGGTATCTCTTGCTGGTGGCAGTGATGTTACTATAAGTGATGTTAATTTCTCAAACGTTAAGGGCGCTGGTTTCAGTTTAATCACATACCCTAATGATGCACCCTCTGATGGGCTTATGATTAAAGGCATTCGAGGTAGCTACTCCGGCTATGCTACTAATAAGGCGGCTGGATGCATACTTGCTGATTCCTCAGTTAACTCCCTCATAAATAACGTCATTGCTAAGAACTACCCTCAGTTCGGGGCTGTAGAACTGAAAGGTACAGCCAGTTATAACATAGTCAGCAATGTTATAGGGGCAGACTGCCAGCATGTAACTTACAACGGTACAGAAGGGTCAATAGCTCCCTCTAACAACCTTATCAATGGGGTAGTGGCTAATAATCCTAAATATGCAGCGGTTGTTGCAGGCAAAGGTAGTACCAACTTAATCTCCGATGTGCTTGTAGATTTCTCAACCTCTGATGCTAGGCAGGCTCATGGTGTTACAGTAGAAGGTTCTGATAACGTCATAAATAATGTGCTTATGTCAGGGTGTGATGGTACTAACTCTTTAGGGCAAGCTCAGACTGCTACAATTGCGCGCTTTATAGATACGGCTAATAACAACTATGCGTCTGTATTTCCTAGCTACAGTGCTACAGGTGTTATTACTTTCGAATCAGGTTCTACCCGTAACTTCGTAGAGGTAAAGCATCCGGGAAGGAGAAACGACCTTCTCAGTGCTACTGGTACTATTGAAGGTAAAGTTACTATTGACGGCACTAGTAATAGCAACGTAGTGCACGCTCCTGCATTAGGACAGTACATAGGCAGTATGTCCGGTAGGTTCGAATGGCGGATTAAGTCCATGTCACTTCCGTCAGGCGTTCTTACCTCGGCTGATAAGTACAGAATGCTTGGGGATGGTGCTGTGTCATTAGCTGTAGGTGGGGGTACTTCTTCTCAAGTTCGCCTATTTACTTCTGATGGTACTTATCGGACAGTATCACTCACCAACGGTAACGTGCGTCTTCCTACCAGTAGCACAGGTTATTTGCAGTTAGGTTCTAGCTCCCTCTAACAACCTTATCAATGGGGTAGTGGCTAATAATCCTAAATATGCAGCGGTTGTTGCAGGCAAAGGTAGTACCAACTTAATCTCCGATGTGCTTGTAGATTTCTCAACCTCTGATGCTAGGCAGGCTCATGGTGTTACAGTAGAAGGTTCTGATAACGTCATAAATAATGTGCTTATGTCAGGGTGTGATGGTACTAACTCTTTAGGGCAAGCTCAGACTGCTACAATTGCGCGCTTTATAGATACGGCTAATAACAACTATGCGTCTGTATTTCCTAGCTACAGTGCTACAGGTGTTATTACTTTCGAATCAGGTTCTACCCGTAACTTCGTAGAGGTAAAGCATCCGGGAAGGAGAAACGACCTTCTCAGTGCTACTGGTACTATTGAAGGTAAAGTTACTATTGACGGCACTAGTAATAGCAACGTAGTGCACGCTCCTGCATTAGGACAGTACATAGGCAGTATGTCCGGTAGGTTCGAATGGCGGATTAAGTCCATGTCACTTCCGTCAGGCGTTCTTACCTCGGCTGATAAGTACAGAATGCTTGGGGATGGTGCTGTGTCATTAGCTGTAGGTGGGGGTACTTCTTCTCAAGTTCGCCTATTTACTTCTGATGGTACTTATCGGACAGTATCACTCACCAACGGTAACGTGCGTCTTCCTACCAGTAGCACAGGTTATTTGCAGTTAGGTTCCAATGCAATGACCCCAGATAGTACTAATACATACGCATTAGGTTCCGCAAGTCGAGCATGGTCTGGCGGTTTTACTCAATCAGCATTCACTGTTGTCTCAGATGCTAGGGATAAAACAGAGCCTCTTAATATCTCAGATGCTTTACTGGATGCTTGGTCTGAAGTTGACTTTGTGCAGTTTCAGTACTTGGACCGAATTGAGGAGAAGGGTGCAGACTCAGCTAGATGGCACTTCGGCATCATCGCTCAGCGAGCTACGGAGGCCTTCGAACGTCACGGTATAGATGCACATCGCTATGGCTTCCTGTGCTTCGACAGTTGGGATGATGTGTACGAGGAAGATGCCAATGGCTCTCGTAAACTGATTACACCAGCAGGTTCCCGCTATGGTATTCGTTACGAGGAAGTACTGATATTAGAGGCTGCGTTGATGCGGCGTACTATTAAGCGTATGCAGGAAGCATTAGCTGTTATGTCTAAGTGAGTAATACTGGTACGGTATTTTCGCACAATGAAATCGTTGAACACGCTAACCAACGTATGTAACAACTTTGGGTCACGGACGACCCGCTTTAAACTGGAGGTTTTATGATTGAGTTAGACTTCAAGAATGAGGTCCTTAAAGCCTCTCCTATCGTCGGGACCGCTGCGGCTGATGGTGCCAGTCGGTTCTTCTTCGGACTTACACTGAACGAATGGTTCTACGTTGCAGCTATCGCGTACACCGTTGTCCAGATTGGTGTGCTAGTCTACAAAACGATTAAAGGAGGTGGTAAAACATGACGCAGATGGACTTAGAGAAGTTCCTCTTGATGCTTGATACTGAACGTGCTCGACTCATGCTGCAAGACCTGCGGGATGACACTAAGCGTTCACCTCAGCTCTACAACGCCATTGAGAAGCTGCTTGCTCGTCACAACTTTGTGTTAAGCAAGGTGTCCGTGGACGAGAAGACTCTGGCTGATATGGAGGCCCTGAACGCAGAGTACGATAAGGTGCTTTCAGTGACTGAGGATAATGACACCGGGTATGGTGTTCAATAAGTGTTAGACTCAAGGTCATTACTATATGTAGTGGCCTTTATGGTTAACACTAACTAGTGGAGGCGACTCTACGTGAAATCTGATAAACCGGGAGGACAACTATGCTCGAATTTTTAAAGAGAGCGGCTCCGTGGGTACTCGCAGCAGTGATGTTTGCTGGTGGCTACCACACCGCTAACAATAAGTGGGAGGCTAAGGTAAATGCAGAATACACCTCGAATCTTAAGGCATCGGAGGATACAAGGCTTGCTGTCCAAGCTGAAGTCAACAAAGTGTCCAAACGGTTTCAGGACGAAATGTCCTCGTTGGAAGGCAGCACTGATAGGATTATTGCTGACCTTAAGTCTGACAATAAGCGGCTGCGCATCCGAGTCAAACCTACGAGTGGAACCACGCAAAGTGACGGTAGATGCGTCATTGATGATTTCGCCGAACTTGACGAACGAGATGCTAAACGTCTTATCGCCATCGGAGTGAAAGGAGACAAATGGATTAAGGCGCTTCAGGACACTGTGAGAGCCTTGCAGCAAGATAAGGAGGTGATGCATTGAGTAAAGATTTAGTGGCGCGTCGGGCGCTAGTGACTACCCGTATGAAGGCAGACTTCGTGTTCTTCCTGTTCGTCCTGTGGAAAGCCTTGTCACTCCCAGTCCCGACTCGCTGTCAGATTGACATGGCGAAGAAACTATCGGCTGGGGACAACAGGCGTTTCATCCTACAGGCGTTCCGTGGTATCGGGAAGTCCTTCATTACGTGTGCCTTCGTGGTCTGGAAGCTATGGAACAACCCAGACTTGAAGTTCATGATTGTGTCGGCCTCAAAGGAACGAGCCGATGCTAACTCCATCTTCATCAAGCGAATCATCGACCTCATGCCTCAGCTTAAGGAACTCAAACCTAAGCAGGGGCAGCGAGATGCGGTTATCAGCTTCGACGTTGGACCAGCCAAGCCAGACCACTCACCTTCGGTTAAGTCCGTTGGTATCACTGGTCAGTTGACTGGTAGTCGTGCTGACATCCTGATTGCCGATGACGTGGAGGTTCCGAACAACTCAGCGACTCAGGCTGCACGAGACCGTCTGTCAGAGCTTGTGAAAGAGTTCGACGCTATCCTGAAGCCGGGAGGTACAATCATCTATCTGGGTACTCCTCAGAACGAGATGACCTTGTATCGTGAGCTGGAAGGCCGTGGATACACCACTACCATCTGGCCTGCTCGTTATCCACGCGACAGGAAGGACTGGCAGTCTTACGGCGACCGTCTGGCACCGATGCTTCAGGCAGAGCTTGAAGAGGACCCTGAGTCCTTCTACTGGCGTCCGACCGATGAAGTACGATTCGATGATACGGACCTGAAGGAACGTGAGCTGTCCTATGGTAAAGCTGGCTTCGCTCTACAGTTCATGCTTAACCCTAACCTGAGTGATGCTGAGAAGCACCCTCTGAAGCTCCGTGACCTTATCGTAGCCGACTTGGACCCAGCGTCTAGCCCAATGGTATACCAATGGCTTCCTAACCCTCAGAACAAGCGTGAGGACGTTCCTAACGTTGGACTCATGGGTGACTCATACCACACGTATCAGACTGTAGGTTCTGCCTTCAGTTCGTACACCCAGAAGATTCTGGTCATTGACCCTAGTGGTCGTGGTAAGGATGAAACTGGTTATGCGGTACTGTACCAGCTAAACGGCTACATCTTCGCTATGGAAGTTGGCGGTATGCGAGGTGGCTATGAAGACTCTACGCTGGAAGCCTTGGCTAAGATTGGTCGTAAGTGGAAGGTCAACGAATACGTCATTGAGGGTAACTTCGGTGATGGTATGTACCTTGAGCTATTCAAGCCTGTAGCTTCCCGTATTCATCCTGCTGCTGTAACTGAAGTGAAGAGTAAGGGTCAGAAGGAACTCCGCATCTGTGACGTTCTGGAGCCTATCATGGGGTCTCACCGACTTATCGTCAACGCTTCTGCTATCGTCCAAGACTACCAGACAGCCTCTGATAAGGATGGTGTGCGTAACCCTATCTACTCTCTCTTCTATCAGATGACCCGTATCTCTCGTGAACGTGGAGCACTGGCACACGATGACCGACTTGATGCGCTGGCTATCGGTGTACAGTTCTTCGTTGAGTCTATGGCTAAGGATGCCAACAAAGGCGAACGTGAAGTCACTGAGGAGTGGCTGGAGGAACAGATGGAGAACCCACGGAAAGGCTTTGAGTCCATCCACACTGAGTTCTGGGACAATGGGGTCCGGGTAACTCACGATACTGACGACGAGCTGGGGCTAGGGTCCTACGTTACGTTCCACTAGCTGAATGAATAACTATAGGCGAAAACTGAATTAATAAGCAGTTAGTAACCTATAGTTACTACCAGTCTAACCTACTGTTTTACAAGGAGTTTGGACTTAACTATCACTATAGGGAAGACCCCCGGTTACTTATAGTATTACTGTAGTGAATATACATATGCAGACTTTATGCAAGACCTTAGGAGGCAGACTCCGAGTTCTTACCTAAGGCTTGCACCGATGGAAGGAGGGTGATATTAATCATAATCCCTCCAATACAGATAGTCACCGACCATAGATACAGGAGGTATGTAGCATATGGCAAAGACCAAAGCTGTACTTAAAGCTCTGGCGACCAATCGAGCTACATACAGGTTTCTTGCTGCTGTTCTACTTGCTGCTGGCGTTACTGCTGGAAGTAAGTGGGTCGGGTGGGTCGAGACTCTCGTATGTTCTCTGGTGTCTCAGTGTAATTAACGCAATCATGGTAACGATTCATGAGCGGAAGACCTAAGGTCAGTACGTGGATAAAGACTCACTCTACTGACCTTAGCTACTGTAGTCAAGGACTTTAGGTAACACCTTAATAGAAGCTCACCTAGGGTCATCCTACTTATTGGTCTAT